TCTTTTCATTCAATTCCTCGTAGGCTCGTTCACTGACCTCTTTCAAGGTTTTCAGCCAAGTCAAGATGGAAAGTTCACCTTTTTTGAACATTAAGGTCTTTTCATCAGGAATAACGCTCAGATTATTAAGCGACTCTATCATATTGTCAATATCGATAGTTAAATCCTTCCAACCCTCTGTTGACATCATGTCAAAGCGGTCTTCGTAGTATTTTTGCAGTTCTGGGGTCATGGTTGTGTAGGCCACTCAATAGTCCAAGGGAAACCAGCCTGAGATGGCACATCCCGCAAGGCTTGGCAGTAGTCTTTCCACTCCTGTGAGGGTGTCATATCACTGCGAAACCGCCAATCAGTCTCAGATAGCTTGGCATCCCTAGAAGCACGAACAGACTTGGCTTGCTCTGCATCCTTGGCAGCTTTGTAAGCGGCTTCATTCTCAGCAGCAGTAGTGACATTGCCTTCAGCATCTTCAGTTTGAAAAAACGATGGGCCAAGATTCCACTTGGTGTACCACTTACCCTCAATTTGCTCAATGCCGCCATAGACTGACATCTGATAGACAGTGCCACCTGTGGCTTGTGGGCCTTCAAAGATGACATCAGCGCCCAAGGCTTCTAGCACCTCAGTTGTTGTTGTCTCCCAAGTAGGGCCGCCATTGGCTTTTGTGTATGCACGAAACTCTGCTTCGTACATTACTTGACCGTCATTTGTTCGTATTTGCATGATGATTCCTTATGCGATGGCTAAAAAGATATAGCTTGCTGCGTTTGTGTTGATGGCTGACAAAACTGAAGCGTTTAATGCAAAGCCTGTTGATACTGTGGTAACAGAACCAAGGGTTGCAGTTTGAGCTGTAGTAGTGTTCATTGATATATATGGATTTGTAAGCGTTGTCATACCGCTAATGGTGTCGTAGGTATACCAATCTCCACCGCCGCCACTAGTTTGTTTAATAAGAACAAATCTTGCCCCACCTGTAAAACCGCAATTTATGGTTTGGGTTGTGCCATTGCCTGTATAGCTGCCTACTTTGCTTACACCAGCGGCTGTGGCAAACAAATAAGCCACATAGGTTGACCCCGATGCATTTGTTGTAGCTGACGTTCCTATACTAAAAACTGATGATGTTGGCGTTGTACTATTCCATCTATCTGCATTTGTCTGAGCCCCATTTGCAGAACTTAATGCAACATAGTCTGTATTAGCCAAAAATGCTGAATAAGAATCCCACGCACCATTTGCGTCTCTACGTTTTACTATGATGAGTTGTGGCACAACGCCTAAATTATGCGTTTGCGTTGTTGCGCTTCCTGTTCCCGTGTAGCAACAAATATCAAAATAGGATGGGGCTCTTTTAAAGAAGTGATTTATATATGGACTCCCACTTCCATTGAAGTAACCACCCGTTATCGTGACTAAAGATACGCCATCCATAGTTACTGAAAATGTTGGGTTACCGCCCAAAGAATCTTCAGATTGCAATAAGTTGCTGTAAAGACCACGATCACCTCCACGCAATCTGTCCACAATTGGATGGTCTAAGCCTCCGCTTGTTCTAAAGCAGTGCCACCAATCAGGCGCAAAGCCTACTCCCGTAATTATTGCGGCAGCACCTGTTCCTGTCCTTGCAATAGCGTTATAAACACTCGTACCCGTAGTAGGTACTTTCATCGGGCCACGGCGTATGGCTATGTAGATTGTAGTATCACCAAAAAAAGGATTCTGAGTAAAACCTGTGGCTGTTGGAATAAAATATTGTGATTGTGCTATTTCAGCGTTACTAAGGTTAGGTTCAAGCAGGTTTTGCCCTGTGTTTGACATTCCCCGCATAGTGTCAATAATATGCCAATTAGAAGCATTTATTGATTTAACTAATAACCACTGCGGCTCCCAACCAAGTGTTACTTGAGAAGCAACAGCATTATTAAACGACCCACAGCTAATCACATTGTCCGTACCCGTCAGGCCAAAACCCCCTGCGTCATGGGCGAATAGGTAGGCTACGTATGTGCCACCTGATGCGTTAACACTCCCATTAGTACCCAATGAAAAAACTGTGCTAGTAGGAGCAGTGCTATTCCAAATGGTTGCAAGAGTCTGCTCAGCTGAAGTGTTATTTAATACAAGATACCGAGTGGCATCTGTAAGACTTCTATGGTAAACAATCCAATTGGCACTTGCATCTGTACGTTTGACAATCATGCAGCCAGGGGCGGAGCCAAGATTATGAGAAATGGTGCGGTTAGTTCCATCACCCGTATACGTCACAACATCAAAAAACTTAGGCTGCTTGCGGAATGACCATGAGACAAAAGTAGCTCCATTTCCATTTATGTAAGTTTGCGAACTAGTTCCTAAAGAAAAACCATTAGCATTAAATGAAGTTAAATCTTCAGTAGAGCCCGATGTTGCTTGAGCGCCAGTGCTGTCAGACCTTATTGAAAATGCTCTACCTCTTACAGTATCAAATAAATAGTGACTTGCGTCATCGCTTCTACTTTTTGCCCAAAGCATTCCACCCTTAGTGGACAAGTCAATACCATTGGTAATAGTCTGTGTAGAGCCATTACCCGTATAAAGCCAAGTAGAGAACACATCCTCAATATACGTTGCAGGCCCAGCAGGAGCACCACCACCAAAGGCATCGTAGCTAGCCGCACCGCTTGTTGCTTGTAATGGCATGGTTTAAGCCTTAAATTGTGTGTTGCTTGCCAAGACAGTAAAGGTTGCACTGCCTGTTTTAATGATTAAGTACCTATAACTGTCGATGCCACTTGCATTACCAGCAGTAGGCGCACCACCCAACCAGCGTGTTGTCACACCTGATGTAGTGCCATCAACTTGCACAGCAGAGTTGTAGTAAGCAGTAGAACCTTGAGTCACCAAGAAAGCCACAGTCATTGATTGACCTGTACTCATCAAAGTATCAGGAGAAGTACCACTAGATCCTCGGAAGTTAACTGTCCAGTTAGCACTTGCGTTACTTGTGTAATAGAGAACAGCTTGAGTAGTGACATCGTAGTTAATCGTGCCAGTTGCCGCTGTAGCTGATACTGTAGTTACCTCTGCCACATCATTCAAGACCATTGCAAGTGTTGATGATGATCCTGAGAATGTCTGTGTAGCTGTAAAAGTGTTGGCAGCATTGACAACAGGAATGTTAGCACCTGCAAGTGTGCTTGCACCAGTACCACCATTAGCAATTGGCAGAGTACCAGTAACACCCGTAGATAAAGGTAAACCTGTAGCATTAGTCAAAGTAACACTAGTTGGCGTACCTAAGATAGGCGTAATTAGTGTTGGGCTTGTGGAAAATACTAAGTTAGTAGATGTTGTTCCAGTTGCACCAGATGCCGTATATCCAGTAATATTGTTAAAAGAAGTGATGCTTGCTGTAGAAGCACCAGTACCACCTCTATTTACTGCAACTGCTGTTCCATTCCATGTAGCACTGGTAATTGATCCAGCATAATCCAAAGTATTGGTTGACCAAGATACATTAGATGGGGCAACGTCATGCCTATCCCATGATCCAGCAGATGTTGCATTTGACAACAATGTCAATTGAACATAACCGCCTGATGGCACAGAAACAATAAGTGATCCTGATGCGTTATTGACTGTTATAGCACCACTGCTTTGGTTATTGTCAAAGAAGTATTGCACTCCATTTGCCAATGTAGTTGCATTTGGCAATTGGAATGTATGTCCACCAGAACCCGTAACAACATGAGAGTAAGCAGATGAAACTGTTAATGTTGTTGTTGTTCCAGCCGCCGCTGTTGATAAAAATGATGCAAGGAAAGTATTAGCTGTGACATTCTGACTTGAATCACGCAGAACAACACTACTTGCACCTGAAGAAGTTGTAACACCAGTACCACCATTAGCAACAGGCAATGCAGTACCTGACAAACTAATAGCCAATGTGCCACTGCTTGTGATTGGTGATCCAGTAACTGACAAAAACGCTGGTACTGTTGCTGCAACACTGGTAACTGTGCCACTGCCACCACCGCCAGATGCTGTAATTGTTTGATTAGGCCAAGTGCCACTTACTGTAATATTTGTTCCTGCGACAATGCTAGGAGTAGCTGTACCAGTTCCTCCATTAGCAACAGCAAGAGTTCCACCTAATGTGATTGTCCCAGATGTAGTAATTGGGCCACCAGATGTAGTCAGTCCAGTTGAACCACCAGAAATAGCAACACTTGAAACTGTTCCGCTACCGCCACCACCGCCAGCACCACCGCTGGTAATAACTTTAATGCGGTCTTGCAGATCTGTAGAAACTACTTCACCTACATTGATCTCTTGACCACTAGACAAAGCAATGATTAAAGAACCATCAAAGTCGATGTTTGCGTTAACAACAGATACGCCATCAATACCATCTACACCATCTTTACCCTTTGGGCCTTGTGGCCCTTGAGCGCCATCTTTTCCATCACGTCCATTCTTACCATCTTTACCATCACGACCATCTTTACCATTGATACCATCACGACCATCTTTGATAGTCAAGACTCGTTTTTCAAGTGTGCTGGTTACGTTGTCATACTTTTGGCGAATGTCGGTGTCAATCTTCTTGAGTGACTGGACAACCATTTGAGCATTCTCAGCTGCCTTACGCTGCTGCATTTGCTTAACTTCGGATACAGAGTTGTTTACCGCATTAAAGATATTATCTGCAATGCCATCTACATTTCCATCATTGAAGATTTTATCTATTGCCATTTGCCAACTCCTGATTCAGGTTTTGTAAAAACTCGTTTTCCATGTCTACTACAGTGTTTTTAGCATTATTCATCTGCAATTCAACAATTTTAGACTTATTCTTGATATCTGCTTCCTTGAGCATCAACTCAGCAATACGAACCCGCTTGTCAAACTCTCTAGATGCTTCATTATCTTGATTAGGAAGGTTCTTGGTCATCGCCGCCATGTTCTTTGCCTGTACTTCTTGTGGCATTAACTGTGCCTCAACAGACAATTTGATGGCTTCTGCCTTGTTTTGCTCTGCTTGGCTAGTCTG